GGTCCGAGCAGTAGGTGACGTCGATGCCAGCGTACTGCGGGCTGGAGTACGACGGGTCCTGATACGACACAAGAGTGTCGTTCGAGAGACGGAGCGCGTTGCGGTACTGCTGGACGCCGAGCCGACTCGTCAGGATCATCTGACGGTTGAGCGCGTCGTTCTCGAAGTACTGCTGTCGGCTGGATGGAGCCTCGTACTTGAGGCGCATGAACATGACGTCCATTGCGTTGAAGATGTTGCCGACGGAGTGGGTCGTGTTGACGGCTCCAGCAGGACCCTGCTGCGAGTAGACGGTGTTGTTCACGAGAGAAGCCGTGAACACGTCATCCCACTCGGCGCCGAGCGGCGTGAGGGCTGATGTCTGGCAGTTGTAGAGTTCGACGTGGTTGGTCCAGCGAGGCTCTCCTGCCGTCAGGGACGGATTCAGGCGCATCACGGTGTTGCCCGTGTTGGCCGCTGCGGTGTACGGGAACGTTCCACGGCGACCAAGAGCCTCGCTGAACGAGGCCAGTTCGGTGATGAAGAACGGCAGCGAGTAGGCGAGACGCCCGCCGTCGGCCTCCATCTGGGCCTGACTCGGTGGAGCCCAGAGGCTCTCCTCGAAGCCGTTGAACATCGAGGTCCACATCCGCTGCTCCTTGATCCGCTTCAGGCGCTTGTACATCACCTTGGTGGACGCAGCGTTCTCGCTGGTGTTCAACTGGACCTCGTGGTCGGTCCACGACATGTGGTCGATCGAGAACCGCCACGGCGCTCGGACGTAGTCGGTGACCTGCGGGTTCGACCACGTGAACGTGTCGTTGGGCTGGTAGAAGCCGAAGGTGCGGGCGTCATCGAACATGATGACGTCGCGGATTTCGGTTCCACCCTGAATGACGGTTTCCTTGGCCTTGTTCTTCAGCAGGCGGCTGAAAGCATAGGTGGTCTTGACTGCCTCGTTGATGACCGCGTCCGCGCCCTTGAGGTACGACGGGCCAGTCGAGGTCATGAAGTCGTTGAAGGTGTTGATTGCGGGCATTTCGCCCTCCTATTCATCGTGTGATCGCCTTGATCGCGTCGGCACGCGAACCACCAGAAAGCAGGATGTCGAGAGCGAGGTCTTCCTTGTCGATCTCGCGGATCGTCCGGGCGGGAGGCTTGCCGACGCTCGGGCGTGCGATGTTTCGCGGGTCGATCTTCCTTGGCTCTCCTGCCGTCTGTCGGAACGCTTCCCTGACGATGTCGGCGACGGAGTTGAACTTCGCTGGGTTCTCGCGACCCAGTTTCGCGGCGGCATCTGCGATCTCGTCGAACGAAGGGGCGGATTCCCCGTACTCCGACGCGAGACGTTCGTATGCGCTACGTGTCTCGTACCGAACCTCAAGGACGCGGGTCTTCTCGTCGAAGTCGGCCTTGAGGCGCTCGGTGATCTGGCGCAGGGGCTTGGTGGCCTCGTCTCCGAAGATCGAACCGAACTCGGACAGCGGGTCTGCCTCGGCCTCTCCGTCGCCCGTGGCGACGGATGACTCTGGCTTTCCCGCTGTCTTGTTTCCTTCGTCCTTCCTCGACGCGGCCTTGGCCCCGAACGCATCCACGTCCGCCTGACGCTTCGCTGCCTTGAGCCCCCACTCCTTCAACTTGGAAGGGTCGGACTTCGCGGCCTCGATCACGTCTGGGGGTACGCCGTCGCGCTGCAATGCCTTCAGCGCCCGATCGATGTCGGGATCATTCGCTGGAGCAGACGCTTCCTGCGTGCGAGTCTCCTGCCGTGGAGCGGGAGCGTCGATGCCGAGCAGCCTGTCCAGAACTTCGTCCATGTCTGCGGAGTTGTCCTCGCCATCGAATGGGGAGGCTTCCACAGGCACGGCCTCGTTCTCTGGAACGACGGCGTCGGGGGTCTCGGATTGTGCTTCGGGTTCTGGCATCAGTCCTTCTCGAATCCGTGACGTGCCATGATCTCGCGTTCATGGCGCTTCGACATGACGATCGGCTTCCCCTTCTTGTCGGTCCTGCATCCCTCAAGCCTGCGCGGAAGTGCCGTGCTGACATAGGGATACTGAGACCGATTCGTGGCTGGATCGACCTGCACGAGGCTTGCGATCCTGCGGAGACTCCGACCGTCGTGGGTGATAATACTGCCGATCGGAGGAGCCTCGCGCATCGGCAGGTTGATTTCGACAAGATTTCCGTATTCGTCCTCGAACTCGTACTTCATGGTCAGGTCCTGTTGGCTGCGCCCCTGATGCTGGCAAGGCTCGACGCCGGGATCGGGTTTGGCTCGCCCATCGCGTTCCGAGGCTGCTGCTGGCCCTGAACCCCCTGCGGGGCCTGAGCGGCTGCTGCGGCCTGAGCCTGCTGCTGCATGGCCTGCTGCATCCCCTGCTGGTCGATCATGTCGGCGAGGTTCGGGATGTTGAGTGAGTCGCCGACCGTGGACAGGATTTCGTTCCACCTGATGAACGGCATCGCCATCATGCCCTGAGCCACAGAGGTCGTGATCTGGAGGAGTTCCATCGCCCGCTTCTGAACGAGCGCCTCGCTCACGCGCTCCATGCTGTAGGCGTCCACCGACACCTCAAGGTCCTCCCAGCCTCCAGACTGGACACCGCCTTGGAACACGGGGTTTGCCTCAAGGAGAGCCTGAACGCCGTCCTTGCCGAGCGGGAACACGATTCGGTCGTCGTGCCACATGAACCAGAGGACGGACTTGGCGAGGTCGTCAACGGCGTCCTGAAACTGGCGCTTGAGGTGGGCCATCCGCATGGTGGCGCTCGACTCGGCGACGGCGACCTCGGTCGCGGTTGCGCTTCCCGTGATGTTTCCGCGCATCGCGTCGTGGATGCCCGACACGCGGTCGAGCCTGTCCTGAGCGATCTGGGAGTACTGGACCTGCTGCTGGGTGATGCCGCCGACCTCAAGGTTCAGGACCTTGTCCTTGTCGAGGCTCTCGGACAGGACGATGTAGTCGTGGGGCTTGTCCTTGAGGTCCTGAGCCAGTTTCGCGTTCCGTGCGTCCACGAGGATCAGGCGCTTGTACGCAGCCGCGCTCGAACGGACGCTCGTCAGGTGGGCGTTGAGGTCCTCGATCTGGGACTGGATCGCCATCATCGGAGACAGCGGGTACGGGTCGTCGGGGACCGTGTAGACGCCGAAGACCGTGTACGGGCCAGTCCTAGGACCGAAGTACGGGATCGGCTTCCTGACGAACCCTTCCCATCGGCTTCCCTTCGGACCGACCGACTTGACCAGCGTGTAGATCGTGCCGTTGACCATGTTCTGGCCGAACGCCTTGTCGATGAGTTCTGCGGTCTCCTGATCGACCTCCGGGACCCAGACCTCGTAGACCACGATCTCGTTCCGATCCTCGACCTCCCTGCCTTGGTCGTCCCGCACCATCTCGATGTCGGTGCTTGCCGCGATCTCCCGGATCGCAACCTTGTCCCAAGTCGGGTCGTCTTCGGACCTCCGAATCAGTTCGTCCTTGTCCACCGCGTAGCAATGGCCCATGTAGCGGGCGTCCTCTGCGTTGGTGGCCGCTGGGTCGATGAAGAATCGGTCCGGGCTCAGGCGGTAGACGCGGGGCAGGTAGGGACCCTTGCCGTCGATGACGCGGGCCTCTGGACGGGGCTCGCTGACGGTCAGCGCGACTCCGTACGAGAACAGCATGTCGGTCGCGATCCGCTCAAGCGTCCGTCGGAGTTTGGTGATGCGCGACCATCGGTTGACGGCCACCTGCATCCTTCTTCCAAGCACCATGTCGAGGACGGCGTCGGCGAGCCGAACCCTGAACTTCGGGACGTCGTGGATGATGCGTGGAAGTACCAGCGACACGTACTCGTGACCGAAGTTCTCGGGTGCATCGATGTCTGGATCACATCGATCGCTCCTGAAGGAGGGGCCGTGATACTTCTCCAGCATCGTGCGGAGTTCCGCCAGATGCACGTCCCTGAACTTCTCGGCGCTCTCGATCTCGCGCCTGATCGCGTCGTACGTGTCGCCGATCGGCATGTCAGCGGCCCTTCTTCGGCTTGGCCTTCTTGCCGCCGCACTTGGCTCCTCCCTTGCCGCCGTTGTGGCCGAGTCGGCTCATCGCGTGGCTTCCAGAGTCGCTCTTGTATCCGCTTCCGTACTTCATCTGCTGCTCCTGCGCCTTACGCGCTTCTTTGGCGAAGCCTTCTTCGGCGACGCCTTGGTTTCCTTTGCCTCGTCTGCCCAACGTCGGGCGACCTCGGGCTCGTTGGACCACAGGTATCTCCGCTGTTTCTCGCTCTTGAAAGGCATCAACTGGTCTCGTTTGGAAACAGGATCGGCTCTGGAAACTCGACCACGTCAACGACTACCGCGTCGATCTGATGCTCGGGTTTCGTTGGAACTTCAAATGCCCACGATCCGGTCGTGGTCTGTCGAGGAATCGCCCATCGAATCATGGTTGTCCTTGCTTCGGCTTCATCCAGCAACGGGCATCCGATCAGAGCGGATACCTGTGACTCCGCTTGAATCGACATGGCCTCGGTATCGAATATGTACCATCGCTGCGCCATCTAAAGCCTCGGAGCGAAGTTCTTGAACGGATGATTGGCCGGAAGGCCCTCTTGCACCCTCCACTTCCAAGCAAGGTATCCCTCGATTTTCTCCCATATCGACTGAGTGGCAGCGTTCGCGTTCCTCACCACGAGAAACTCGCCAAATGTAGTCTGTGAGTGAAGGGCCGGAACTCCGTTGTCGCCGTCAGCGCCAAGGCACAAGCCGTAAAGTTCCGCTACCGCTGCCAATCCAACCTGCAAATTCTCGGTAGACCCGTATGTCCTTCGCAAGCAGGCCGATGCTCCATCGAACACCGTTCCGGTGAGAAACAGACCGTTTGGATTCCTCGACAATCCAGCAGCGCTGTAGACTGTGTAGTCTGCTCCGAATGTCTCTACCGTGCCACCAAGCCCGCCTACACCGCCAATAATCCCCACGGGATTCGCTCCGCCTGCGTAAACCAAGTAATCGAACGTGTACGTTGCGTTCAATCCGCCGACGCTTTTCGAATACCCGCTCCACGGCCTGCGACTGTCTGTCGGGAACCCCGCATACGGAGCAGGCTTGCAGATGTAGAACACGGCAAACGGCATGGGTTGGCCGTTCGGATTACCCGGCCAGTTTGAATAGACACTCGGATCTGACCGAAGGGTGTCGTTCACTCCGTCAAAGACAATTCCCGGCATTCCGCTCATCGCAGTCGCGCTGTACGTTGGTTGACTTGAACCGAAAGTCTCATTCAGATTGTTGCCAAGACCGCTCTTGTCCAACCAGTATGAAACAGACGGGAATCCCTGAAGCGGCGGAAGTATCGTGTTCGTGTCCGTTGCGTCGTACCACGCAAGCAGATCGGATTCGATTTCATTCGGGGTCCACGGCCTGACCCGGAGCGCAGACGCGGCCTGAGCCTTTCGGAACACCGTCGATGAACGAACGAAACGACGCATCAGCAGCCCCACCTCTCGCGAGCGGCCTTGCCGCGACCGCCTGTCCATGACCGCGATCGGGCGCAGAACGACTTGTGGCGGGGGTCGTCCTTGTCCTTGGTGGGGGCCTTCAGGTTCGACCCGGTCTCCCTGTTGTACTTGGCTCGACCCTTCGCGGTCAGGCCAGCGCCCTTCGACACAGGCAACTTCTCGCCGCGTCCGACCGAGAGGCTGGGTCCTCGCTTCTTCTTCATCGGAACACCTCGTGGTGCTTCAGGATCGCCCCAAGCGTGTCGGATGGAAGGGGCTCCTCTGGGAGTTCCGAACCGACGCCTTCCTCGCACAGCATCAACGCCCCAGCCACCGCGATCACTCGGTCGCCGTGGGCCTCTCGGGCTCCAGTCGCGAGGTCCCTGACGCTCGCCGACTCTATCGCTCCGTCCGATAGGATCACATAGTTGAGCATCTCGCGCAAGGTGTCCTCGCTCGGAATCCGAACATTCCCCTGACTCAGCGCACGGCTCAACGCACCCAGCAGGGTCCTCTTGGCACGCCTGCTGCTGTTCCACCCGTACCTCACCGTCATCCTCGACGTGGTGGTCCCCACCATACGCTGCCTGTACAGCGAGTGGTAGCCGAGGGCCTCGAAGTCGTGGTGCATCGACGCACCAGCGCCGTTCACCTCCCACCCGACCAGCGGCAACCTCCGACCCCTGTACACCGTCTTCGCGACCTCGACCATCTCCTGAGCGAGGTCGTGGGGAGGCACGTTCGGGTCGCTGAACTCGGCCACCAGATGCCTGCTCTCGGCGTCCATCACCGCGATCACCGAGTTCGCGGCCCCCACCCCGTAGGACGGGTCCGCGAACACCACGTACTCCCGATGATGCTCGCCGTGACGCCACACACGCCACCTCCCGTTCGGGTCTCCCACGAAACGGCCACGGAGAATCTCGCACCTCTCGCCGACCTCGGCCCACTCGTTGACGTGGGCCGTCACCACAGACGGCACGAAGTACTGGCTCCCGCTCGCCACGTCCGTCGCGAACACGTTCTGGGCCATGTCCACCGCGTCACGCCTCTTCAACTGCTCCTGCAACCACGGGGTCCAGACGTACTCGCTTCCAGCCACCCCAGTCACCCGACCGTCAACGTCCACCCGCGACTCGGCTCCAGCACCCTTCATCGGGTGGTCCGTGTACAGCAACTCAACCAGTTTCGGGTCACCGCTCACCTGAGCCTGATGCACCAGCGACGAGTACTGGGTTCCGCTCCCGAGGGGGGTACTCACCGCGATCCGACACGCAGTCGCGTCCGCAGCGGACCGCCACGCGGCAGGAGCCTCGTCCAAGGCCGCGAACTCGTCGAACAGGATCATCGTCCGACGTCCGCCTCGACCCACGTGCGCGGTACTCGCCTGACCCGTGATAGTCGCACCCGTCACGGGGTTCTTCAGGATCATGTGCTGGCGGGTATCAGTACCCCTCTCAAGCAGGGAATCCGCCCGCATCGGCAACAGCCACTCGGGCTGCGCCCGCAACAGGTAATCCACCTTCCAGAACAGGCTGTCGGGGTCCCCGCTCTTGTCAACTCCGTCCTCTACGCGGCTCACCAGAAGGCTCTGCCACCCCTTGAACAGCCACCCCCAGCACGAGACCGCCGTCAGAATCCACGACGCACCCATGTCGCGGCTCTTCC